GCGCCAGAAAATTGTTTCGTTCTGGCTGGGAGTGGCTTTCACGGAATGCCGCCATCCACACGGTTGCAGCACGACGGTATAAGCCCCTGGACTCCAGTTCTTCAGCCTGGCGGGTCAGGCACAAAATCACCCGTGGATCGTTAGTGCCGACATAGAAATTGCGCACAGGTCTGGTTTCTCGAACTGGTTGTGGTTCCGGTTCCTGCGCTCTCTCAGTCAGGCGCGGGAAATGTCTGCGTGTATCTCCTTCACAACGGTGAGCCACACGCCCACTCTGACGTAACTTGCTTGCTGACTGCAGAACGCGCTGCCGTGAGTAACCAGCAAAAGCATCTGCAATGTCTCCGGAAGTACAGCCCGGATGGGCTTCAATGAATTTCTGAACGTCATTCAAAAGACTCATGATCACCCCCTGAATCCTGCCGGGATCTGGCTGTAGTCCACGTTGTCGTAACTGGCTTTGAAGTACGGGTCTTCACGTTTTTCTGTGTGCGTGCTGACGGACGGCGATAAGCGCAGGGAAAGCTCATCCCATTTTTCCCGCAGCTTCGACGGGCTGAGCACGTTACGGCACCAGAACGGATCGCGGCTGACGCGGCTGTACATCTCGCAGATTTGTTTGTGAGTACGACCATCCTGCACACACATCAGGCGAATTTCGTTTGCCCATGCTGTCCAGTTCGGTTCTTTGGGACGAACCACCTCGCCGTCACATTCGGCGGCCTGCTCGTACAGGGCAATGATTTTTTTCCAGAGCCACTGTGCGCAGGTCAAATCATCCTGCGTCCCCCACTGGCGCTTTTTAGGGCTGAATACAACCGCATCAGGATGGCGAGTTAAAAAATCCTGTTCATCCGTCTGCGTGTCCGGTTGCGAAGCGTCCGGACGAGAAGGTTTTTTATCTGACGGATCATGTTTTGATTTTACTGACGGATCCCCGCCAGATTCTGACGGGTGAAAACCCGCTTTTTTGCCAGATTTCGACGCATCAAATTTTGACGGGTCAGATTTTGATGCGTCAGATTTTGACGGGTCAGAATCTGACAGTTGAGAAAATGCCGCTGCCTGAAGCTTCGCAACGTTAAGCTGATAAACATTCGACGCATTGCGGTTACCCTGGCGACGCGCCTTACGCGTTAACCAGCCTTCTGCTTCCAGCCGTGCGATAGCCGTCCTGACGGTACTCATCCCCGCGCCAATCTGACGGGCAATAGTTTCAATTGATGGCCAGCACACACCTTCGTCATTACTGAAATCAGCCAGGCGGGCCATAATTGCCACGCTGGATAATTTCATGCCTGATGCAGCGCAACCATCCCATACATAGCCGGTTAATTTAGTGCTCATGACCGACCTCTATTTCCCTGAATTTACGACGAAACTGTTCGAGCGGGCTGAAGCACTCATGCTCATAGCCTTCGCGGAGGTAGATAACTCGTTGTGTTTCCGGCTCCCAACGAATGACTCTGACGGGCACTCCGTAGTGATCTTTGAACCAGCGGTTAACTTGTCGCAAAGGACTGTCTCCTTCTGCCGGTTGAAATCACCCACAGCCCACTCTGCAAAGCTGTGGGTTACAATTTCCCTGTCACCTGGTACATTTACTGCATAGCAATACTCCACCTTCGCTTTTCCACCCGGTACAGGAAGCGCAATCAGTTGCGAGCGACGGTAGTGTGTTGTTAAACTGTTCATGCGTTAGTTTCTCCACAGTCACGACACGCCACGGCGCCCGGAGCTGCACACTCGCGGGCGTCATTACTTTCTGAAATGCAAAAAATTTTGTAGACCAGTGCTGCATGCTCCTGCAGCTTCGAAATTGAGAGGTACAGCTCGTCGTTAATTGCTGTCTTCTCATGCGGTTCCACTACACCGTCTTCAATTGCTGAACGAATCTGTTTTGAATAACTGCCGATCTGTTCAATGACCTCCAGCAGGCGTTGGTTGATATCGGCGTTGTCCACATCCTCGACATCAGGAAGAGACACAAAGACGCCATTTGCAGACTGCGCCACAGCATCAGCAATGAAGTGAGTGCCACCAGCACGCTGTAAAACCATTGCCCATCCCAGCGGGAAAATCTGATCGCCATCTGCACGAAGGCGGTTGAATAAAGCGTTCTCTGTTACATCCAGCCACTCAGCAGCTTCAGCGTACCCCCCCGGCAACACCGCGATAGTTTTTCTGACAGCTTTCACGTACCACTCAGGCTGTTTTTCCACTTTCCAGTGATGCTTACCCACGGCTTACCTCCTGTTCCTGTGGTTTAAACCCATTCTGGTTTTGGCTAGATTGAAAACGTGCCGGATAAAGAATCTGCATTTCGCTGATTTCACCCTTAAAAAAATTGGCCAGACGTTCTGCAAGATCGATAGATGGAATTTGTTCCAGTCTTTCAATACGACTCAGCGTCGCTGGATTGACCTGAACGCCAGCAGCAACATGCTGCAAAGTAAATCCGTGCGCCTTACGCACATTCCGTAATGGTGATTGCATATAACCTCCACATATTGCGTGATGAGCATATTATTTCACGCAAATATTTTGCGCAAGTTGATTTGCTTAACGCGCAATAAAGAAATGTAATAAACGCATGAACATAGGAAACCGAGTCAGACAACTTCGCCAGGCGAAGAACATGAAAATCGCCGATCTCGCTGAAGCAATAGGAGTGGATGCGGCGAATATCTCGCGCCTGGAAACAGGTAAGCAGAAACAATTCACTGAACAAGCTCTGAGTAATATTGCCAGGAGCTTAGGTGTTGATATTGCTGATCTCTTTACCTCAGACTTCAAAAGTAATACTGTATGTAAAAACAGTATTAGTGAGGATGTTGCGCAGGTGAAGGATGTATTCCGTATTGAAATGCTGGATGTCAGTGCCAGTGCGGGAAATGGCCTTATCCAGGGCGGTGATGTCATTGATGTGATTCATGCCATTGAATACAGAACTGATAATGCTGTATCGATGTTTGGCGGACGGCCAGCCAATCACATTAAAGTTATCAACGTTCGTGGGGACAGTATGTGTCCAACCATTGAGCCAGGAGATCTCATCTTCGTTGATGTCAGTATCAATCAGTTTGATGGAGATGGTATCTATGTATTTGGTTTTGATGATAAAATTTATGTCAAACGACTGCAAATGATACCTGACAAACTACTGGTGATTTCTGATAACCAGATTTACCGTGAATGGGGAATTACCAGCGAAAATGAACACCGGTTTATGGTCTTTGGAAAGGTCTTAATCAGCCAGTCACAAACCCTTAAGCGACACAATTAACCCTTACCTCCTCATCAATTAGCCACCCGAAGGTGGCTTTTCATTACCCATTAAATTGCGCACATCGCAACAAAACACTTGCATAATGCGCAACTTCATTTTATCTTTCTTTCCAGACAAACAAACAAGGAACTAACAAAATTTGGTTGTAACACGGCGTATGGCACATGCGTCGTTAGCGGTCTGGGGACGTTAAAGGGGACAATCCACTCCTTGCTCGGGCAAACAAACCAGGTAGCCGGAATGTGCAAGTCAATGATGATGCTGATAAGACGCCTAACCAGCGTGGCGATTCGGTTTGACGCCTGGGAAGAGACCAGGGTGCAACGATGAGGGCATTTATGGAACCGCGACAAAGTGTGGTGCCGTAACTGGCTAAGTGCTCTCAGCGTTGTGGTGAATGCGCAGGCTGATGCGCGAAAGACATTTCAGCTATTGCGGAAAAGAGCTGTTCGGCGGGGCAATTAAATGCCCGTGAGAGTCTGAAATAACCGCAAGCCGGAGATCAGCACCGGTCACCACAACAGCCACTGCTTTGGCGGTACCAGTTTGTACACTTACTTCCGGCTGGTACCGCTCTTTTTACAAAACAGAGAAGAGCATCACCGGACGACGGGCTCATAACCCAATCCATCCGGGCGGCTGCCACCGCAGGTGTTCTTCTCTGTTGTGTGGAGAAACTAACCGACCTTGCAGGGTCGATATGATGAGGAGCAGCAAAATGGCTAGCGAACGCAGTACTGATGTGCAGGCATTTATCGGGGAGCTGGACGGCGGCGTATTTGAAACCAAAATCGGCGCAGTTCTCAGTGAAGTCGCTTCCGGTGTGATGAACACGAAAACCAAAGGTAAGGTCTCGCTCAACCTGGAAATCGAACCGTTTGATGAGAACCGTGTGAAAATCAAGCACAAACTCTCATATGTTCGCCCGACTAACCGCGGGAAAATTTCCGAAG